TGCCATTCAGCAAGTTCGTTTGGTGTAGACACGTTTTCTGGTGTATTTCCCCGTTTGTACCATTCCAAAGTAGAGCGTTCATCAACTAGGATTTCCCCATTGTGAACAGCAACGCCTTCGTTTTCTTTTAATTTGGTTCTAATTTCTGGCTTTAAATCTTTTTCGTCAACAAAACGTACTTTAGCTGTTTTGTCACCGCCAATATCCAAGTTGTCAGAATTGCGGGATATGCCTCTGCTTGCAGCAATTTGCTGCGTCATATCGTTAATTAACGTGTCTCGCGCACCTCTGCCGTACATGCCGCCAAAGCCACCGCCTAATAGCCCCGCAGCGCCCGTCGCAATGCCTACACGCGCTAAACTATCCATTCCTGTCGCACTAGGGTCATAACCAGACCTAAGTTGCTCTAAACCCGCTTCTACGGGAAAAGCCGCCGCCGAACTTTTTAAACCTGTTCTAATGAAATTTCCGCCAAAACCACGAATAGCACTTGCGCCAAAGCCAATAGGCACAGCCATGGTAAGCAAACTGTCTGGATTAGACATTGCGCCTAAAAACATTGCAGACGCATGATTGCTTACTTGCCGCCGACGATTGCGTTTTTGTTCAGCCTTTATATTTGTAAGCAAGAAATTGTAATGCGGTCTGCTAATAGCTTTAGAAAGATACCTAGCTTCTGAAATTCCCAATCCTGTTCTTCTAGCTTCGGCAACACCATCAAACTCAGTATTTACATAACGAACTTTGTCTATTTCGTGTTTAACGTGCCGCACAATTCCTGCGTCTGTCCATTCGTCTTTAAACGTCTGCCACCATGTATCAGATAATTGCTGACCGCCGCCGCCAGACCCGCCTCTTGTTTTGTAACGGTCTTCGTAAGGTTTATTGCTTACAGGCGCTAATACGCCAGTATCACTATCATTATCTCCTTCGGATCCTTTTTCTAATTCAAGCCCTTTTCTCCAAGGGGGTATAGTTCCGCTAACTTCATCTGTTGGATAGAACTGCCTGTCTGGATTAAACCCTGCTGAAAAAGTTCGTAACGGGACATTTTCACCATGACCATTAGAACCAACAGTACTGCTTCCAGAAATGACAGGTGTACCGCTGTTTTCTAAAACACTTTGAAATTCATTTGCACCTACTTGTGCAGAGTTATTTGAAGTGCCGTCGTGGTATCCTTGACCTCGTTTTAAACGGTGTCTTTTTTTTCTATGATATGTGTCTTGCAAAACAGGCAAAGCTGCCCATTCCATAGAAAGTCTATTGCCAAATTCTTCTGTAGATATACGGCCTGATTTCCAAGCAGGATAACCTCGTCTATTTAACAAATGTAAATTTGCTTTGTCTTGAGTTTCTTCGTTATACAAATCGTCTAGATTAATTACGCCATTACGCACTAAACCAGACAGCGTTGTATAAACAATTTGCCCTGCGCCAGCAGCACTAAATTGTCTTTCTAATGGCAACTCGGTGCGATTTCTTTGTTGCCAATGCAAAACTTCTTTAACTGTCAATTCAGTCAAAGGTTTGTCGGGACGAATTTCCGTCCCATGGTTCCACATATTATAATCGCTTTCACCTTCGATGCTGTAGATAAAATCTAAAAGGTTGCGTTGCTGGGCGTCCATTATTTAAACCAATCTGGATTTTCTTGCTTGTAAGTTTCAAGCATTTTTTTGGCTTCCGGAGCTGTTATCTTCCAGCCGTTGTCCCTCATTTCAAGTATTAAAATTTCTATATGGAATGATGGAGATTGCCGTTGTTTTTCTGAGAAACCTGAAATTATTACATCCCGTAAATATCGACCATCATCATCATTTTTGTCCCAGAGTTCTGAAACTTTAATTTTAGTATTATTACCTTCAATCGTATTATTTAAAACAGTGTTAGCTCTTTTTGCTGAAATTGGCCTATCAACAACTAACGCTTCATCTTTTGCTGTTCCTCTATTTGCGCCAGTTTTGTCTTTACCAACGTATAGTTCAGCTGCGTGTTGCGACTTTTCTTGACCAGCAACTACACCACCAACAACTGCTTCTGTACCTTCACCAACAATATCAACAGTTGCTTTTGCACCAGCCATGAAATCAGCATCTGCTTTTTCAAGCATAGTGCTGTCGCTGTCTGCTGCACCGCCTTGATCGGTTGCATCGCTTACAGGAACAGCCATACCGCCGCCCATAAGTTTAAAGAAATTAAAGTCGCTATCAAAAATTGAACCGTCATTTATGTCGTTTGCCAAATCCTCAAATTGCTGGCTTGTAAATCGCTCTACTGCGGCTGTGTGATCTGCTAACGGTTGATATGGTTCTTCTGGATTTATAACATTCCACAACCCAGCTTCGTCGCGCATTAAAATTCTGTAAGCTGGATTATCGCCACTGCTCGGCACATATTCCGTCATGTAATGAACGCCAGCTACATAAAGTTCATTATCTTCAAAATCATCATACTTTGCACTAAAAGTACCAGATTTTAGAATTTCCTTAATTTTATGATCGATAACCCCGTCAAGGATTGTAAATCCCATTTTTCTTGAGCCATAATCTTTTCTGTAAATTTCCGCTTCTTCATGCGTCATAAACAAATCAGCAGTGGCCATATCTTCAACAGCTTCAACAACAGGCTTTTTAATATTTCGCATTGCCCATTTACCCAAAGCTTTCCAAGCTGTCGCTTCGGGAGGGTCTTTCATATACATATCAGGCGCGTGCATAGTTCTGCGCGTTGTGTATTTGCTGCTTTCAAAACGACCAGCAAAAGCATTGCGGGTCATTTGCAAAGCTTCTTCTACTGGATTTCCATGCTTGCTTTGTGCTTGCAATAAAAACGCACTTTTAAAGTAAATTGCGGCTTGCTGCATTTCAGACGGGTCTACAACTTCACCGTCTTGATGAAACGCTTTGTCAGGAAATATATGCTCAAGCAAACCTTTTGGCTGAGAAAGCCACGCAGCTACCGCGTTATCAATTTCATTTCCTTCAATACCAATTAACGTGCCAGCTTGGTTAGGGTTCCAGAAGTTTCGCCAAGTTTGGTCTGCTTCTTTCATGATAAATTTATCAAGCATTTGACCGTAAATAGCGTCGCCGTTTCCTTCTTTGTCTATTTCGCTTATTCTTTGAACATAACCAGTTGCTTGCTCTAGCGCATAATCAAAGCTGGAACCTTGATCGTGCATAATCTCAAGCATTTGCATAAAAGCGTGGCCTTCTTCGCCAAACGCATCAACAGTTACGTCTTTAACATTGCCTGTTAATCCAGAATTACCTTGTTCTTTAAAATCTTTGTAAAGCGTAAACAAATTAAAAGCTTGGTCGTGATCTAAGCTATGCTCCCAAGAGCGCAATGCTTCTTTAATTGCAGTTGGCACATTGCCATTATGTTTTGAAATTTCAACTATTTCATGACGTTGTTTTTCTGTCATAGGAACAAGCTTGCCTTTTGCATTAGGCACCATTCCTGTTTTAAACATTTCCGCTGTAATTGGCATTTGTTTGCCATTAACAATCGGCAATCCAATTTCTGCGCCAAGCCAAGTGTTGTAAAGAGGCGCAATTTTTTTATCTAACGGTATATCACCTTGAATTACTTGTTCTAATAATCCTCTGTTTTCAATATCAGTTTGAGCTTGTTTTTCTCTTGCGTTGGCTTGTGAAATGTAAGTTCCAAGTAATGCTGCAAATCTATCGCCAGCCGCTTTGTTGTAAGTTTTGCCTAAAGCAAAATCGCCCGGAATTGTAGCGACACCTTCGTTCATTGGAAAAATAGCCGTCCAGTTTTCTTGAAAACCTTCTTCTATATCTGGATGACCCATAATTACGTTATAATCTGGGAAAAAATTAGCTAACGCTTCTGCTTCCTTTTGACTTCTAGGCATTTCTAATGCGTGGCTAAGATTAATTAAATCTTTTGCTTTAGCTGTCCTTGGATTAAGATCGGCATCTGCAAAAATACGAGCATGTGCTGTTGCATCTAACAGCGTTTGAATGTGTTTTTGCTTTTGGTCTCTAGCTAGAATATCTTCCTGTTCATTCATTATTCTAGTCATATAGCCAATCATATTAGCTCTAGCTAAATCTGGCTGTCCGCTAGCAATAAGACCAATTAAATTCATTCTTGCAGACTTAATATAAGGAGGATAACTGCTGCGGCGAATGTCTTTGTCCAACAGCATTTGCGCTTGACCAACGCTAAACTGTGCATCTCCTAATTCTTTTTGTGCAATTGTTTGAAACGCACCTCTAAATTCTGGCGGTAATCCGTCTTCTAATTCACCTAAACTTGCAACGACAGCTTTTTCAAATCCTTCTAAATCGTTTTCATATTCAATCTGCGTTTCATCAATACGCATTTTTGCAGCCGTGCCGATTTCATCAATCATTCGGTCAGTAATACCCGCGTCATATGTTTGACGGGCAATGCGCCCCATTTCTGCCGCTCTGTTTTCGGGAATTTGAGGCGCACCAGTTTTAGGGTCTTTATTAAAGATTGCCTCCCTAACCATTGCCTTGCCTTTAAGTTCAGCTTCTCCTGCAAGCATACGTCCCATTTGGCGAGAGGTTTCAATAATTCCCTCAGCAACATTACTAAGAACTTCGCCCATTGGGTTGTTAGGCATTTGGACAGGCTGGATAGAGCGTGTGTCTCTAACTTCAATTGGCTTACGAACTACGGGCATTAGTCATTCCTATCCTGTAAAGAAACTTTTAAAATTACCCCAGCTTTGTTTGTAGCCATCAAACGTTTGTTTGCGCCAATCTTTGGGTTTCATTGCTGACTTTTTATCGTGATGATAAGTGTCAGAGTAGGTTTGTGCGCCTTCAACCAATGTATTTGCTGCTTTTAAATTGCCAGAAAGCCGCGCTGCTGCTGCATCCATTTGACCGCCAATCATCGCCATTGCGCCTTGGTTTTTGTAATTAAGCTTTTCAATATCTGTGTTTGCAGACAAACGAGACAAAGATTTTCGCGTGTCTTTTTTCATGCCTTTATCAATTGAATTAAAAGACGCCATATCCAAACCAGAAAACATTGCTGCTGCTATATTGTCTTGAATTTGCAAAGCCATTGCCGATCTAATGTCGGATTCGCCTTCAAATTTACGAGCATCAGCCAAAACGCCCATCGCATCCATTTGAGCTTTTTCAAATTTAGCTTTGGTCATCGCGTTTTGAGCGTTTATTTTACCAGCTTGATATTGACCGTAGGCACCTATAGCGGCGTTGCCCATCATCATTTTAGATTGCGCTTGTGAGTTGCTTTCACACATTATCTGTCCTCACACATATACATTGAGAACAGCCCCACGCATGACTAATCGCCCTGCTGTGTTGCCCTCTATTTTTAAAGTAGGATCGCGGCCCCAAAGACCGATGTAATATTCTCGCCAATCATCTACAGGAATAACTGCCAAATCATCGGCTACGTCTAATCCGGTGAGAACATCGACGCCTTGTATTGTTCCTGTTGCTGCTTTTTCCCAGCTTATAGTTGCTGAGACTAAGCGCTGCTGTTGACCAATGCGCGTACCTGTTTGAATGCCAGCAACGGGAGCATGAAACTCTACGTTCCAACTCATAGGATCACCAATAGTTACGCTGGTTACGCTGGTGTCATTAATAAATGCTTTTGTGGACGCAGCCACAGACACATCTCCGTATGTGTAATAGCCAAAATACGCTTGCTGCACCCTGCCATCAATGTTGCTTGCAGTCCAAGAGGTTGTTGCTGAACTGTTTGTTAAAACCTCGGAGAAGTCTGTTGTAATGTAATTCTCGCTTTCAGTATCAAACCTAAGAATTACATATTCATTAGCACCCGACGATGTTCCGTTTACGTCTAAATTGACTTGCCTTTTGCCTACTGCAAACAAGCGCGTTCCTAGCGTAGCAACAGAAGTAAAACTGCCGTAATCTAAAGTCCAACGCATCCAGCCAAAGCTATCATCAGCACGACTAGAGTGTAAAACCAACATTGCACCGTCTGTTTGATTTGCAAAGAGCAAGTACGGAGTTGTAATAATTGCAGAGGCCCCGTCAAATACTGTAACATCTTTTGGTTCCTTTACCCAATCTGGAACAACAATTGAGGCTGGCAATGACGAGTATTCTGTAATGCGTGTGTCAGTGGCAAATTCACGAATAACCAACCCGTTAAAATCAACGTAAAATACACCGCCATCAAATTTGTGTGGTTGCGTGTATGACGCGCCATGTTCTGTCGCGGACACAATACGCACCGAGGCTTGAGATATAGCTTCAGTTGTACTTCCTGGGACATAAATTTCGTCGTTATCTGTAAAAAACATTAAGTCATATGCTGCAACAACATGTCTAATTCTGGATTGGTTTCCAATGCCGTACAAAGCTATTGCTTCAGTTACATTACCTGTGCCTAAATCAAAGTTTCTAAATTGACCGAATTGCGATCCCCAAGCTGCATTTGGCAAAGAGTTTGTACCCGCCATCCAAAGTCTTCGCTCATGCACCGCGCATGTTGTAGGCCAACCTCTTGCTGTAGAAAATGCCGGTTCTTTTAAGCCTTTAATTCCAGACAACACAAAACACAAAACACTAGCGCCGCCAGCTAATATGTCATTGGTCGCATTTGCATTTCCATAAACTTCAAAAGTATCAAGACTTATTATTCTTGAAATTGTGTAAGCAGCGCTAATGCCTGATGATGTGCTAGTTGAAGCAGTATTAAGAGGTGCTAATGAGGCTGTAGTTAATACTAATCTTGCATCATCAGACCTAGACAATCCTGCAAAATACACTTTATCGCCCACACTAAGCCCGTGGTTAAAAAAAGAAACCTCGACTAATCTTGAGTCTTTTTTAAGGTAAAAAGGATCTGTATCTAATTTTTTTTGAACGTCAGTTATAACTGTTACTCGCGCTTCTCTAGCGCCAATTACCGACGTTATTTTATATTCGCCGTCTAATAATCTAACGTGTGTATTTACATAATCTGCTGTAAACAAATCTTGGTTAGATGTTATTGTACCTGTTCCGGTTAATGTACTTGCAGTTGGAACGTTTGGAAATGTAGCGCTGTCAATTAACTCAACGCCCTGCAAGCGTGATGTATAAGCTTGAGAAGTTCCTGCTGACATCCAAACATTTGCAATAATTTCTAATGAGTCATCAACAAATTGATAAAACGGCGCTTGCTGTGTACCAGTTTGCAAATCAAACCCAAAATCAAAATTACTTAACGCAAATGTTCCATCAGTCCTGCGTCTAATAATTTTAGTGTTAAATGTTGCGTCAGCTAATATTAGGCTGTCGCCTTCAGACGCTATAGATATGTAATCTACGTTTGATGTTGTTAACCAAGATTGCCCACTATATCGTATAACCATTGTAAGCGCGTCAGTGCTTGGTGTGTAAGTGTGTATTTCAATTTCTTCTTCTGATGGTTTAAACACAATTAAATATTGATTGGTGTCTGAATAGTACCAAGGCTCAATTCGTATTGCAGACGTAAAACCTTTTATATATTTAGTTCCCCATCTGCGCCCCAGCCGACCATCGCCTAAAACCATCATGTTATTAGCTTCGCGCACAGAAGATGTGTACGCTTGCGCGTCTTGCCTTATTCTAAGACCTGATCCCGTTCTGCCTTTGCGAAAATCTGCGCGGAAATCTGTTAATGTTGGCATCAGATATTCCTGTGAGTGCGACGGCTTTTAATAAACATTTTAGTATCTAAACGCGGCGAGGTTCTGCCCTGCGCGTCACGCGATCTAGCTTTAATCATCATAGCTTCGCCCTGCTGAGCTAAAAACGCTGCTGTTTCTTTATCTTGAGTAATTGGCATACAAATAGCGGATGCAAGACAAAGAACATATGCTCTGCGGAAATATCCGGGCCAACTTTCTGCGCCGACTGTGTTTGTGTATTCAACAGTAACATTATCAATAGAATTAGCGTCAACATTAACCGCAATTTTAGGCCCAAATCTGTCAAAATCAGCAATAAAATCGCCTACATAAACGGTTTGAATAGTAATCGCGCTAGTAGGCAATTGATATAATCCCGTCCACGGAACAGGTGGTGTTTCTACTAATCTAGCAAGAATGGCTCTGTCTCGCGCAAATCGCCAAGGATAAGCCGACAATTCATCTTCAAGTATGTCAGAATACAGCCTGTTAATAGTTTTTGCGGGAAGTGTTTGCTCTGTAAAAGAAGCAATAGACGGAACGCCCAATTGCGCTAATGCCGCGTTTGCTACTTTCAAAGATGAATTTGAAACAGATAATGGCGTAACGGTCATTTCAAATCCTTTAATTAGGTTGGGGAAGCGGTAGGAAGAAAACCCGCTCCCCCAGTGTTTAGCCAGCCCAGTCTGCCACCAGAACTGGCTGAACCATTTAGGAAGGCGCTGGCGACAAAGTAGAAACTTTATACATGCCACTGTCTTCAATAATGGTTGCACCGAGCGACATTGAAGAAACGCACGACCAAGCAGAACGAGTGTTCTCGTAATCCCAGATTGTGCTGATTTCTTTGTTTATGCCGTGTCCGACTGCTGTGCGGTGCCACGCAAGGTTAGTCGCAACATTGGTTGCTGCAACGCCGTGTGCAATATTCGGGAGAGGCATCCAAAGAGTACCCATCCAGAATTTTGCAGTAAGCGATCCCTTAAAGGGCAAGTTTTCTGAGCTGACATAATCAGCGTTTGCAAACTCTGGAACCTTTAAAAATTGCGCCCATGCGTAGGGGTGCAGCGCACAGAAACGATTGCCATCGTCAGGCACTTCGTTGACTGAGAATTTAGTCACAACAGACATTGCTGTGTTAAAATCCCATACGCCTGTAGCATCACCAGCGTCAGTAGAGTTTGCGCCAGTTTCCATTGCTGCAATTAGAACTTCGTCTGTCTTTTTGCCAAGAGCAGCAGCGTGAGCGCGCGCATGTGCGCCTTTTTCATCGATGTTCTCTTTGAGCATATCCAGATCATCGATCAGCGTTGGCACGTAGTAATCTGCCATAGTTGCAGAAACTTTGCTGTGCGCTGGATCAAGAAACGTGTGTGTGCCATTACGAGTTTTAGTATTTGCCGACAGTGTTCCAAATTTTTGGAAATGCACAGTCGAGCCTTGCACAGTACCTTTGCGGGTAGTGTTAGCTAGGCGAGAACCATACTGACGATACAGTAAGTGTACGTCCGCGTTATATTCTTCAATAAACGCATTGGAGATTGTAGATGCCATTTTTTTAGCCTCAGTTGAATTACAGGAACAAAGCGGGTGTTCCTCTAATCAACATCGCGGGTATTCCTTGCGGAGCCGTTTGCGATCTTCGGGGCCGACAAAAAAACCGCTGCGCTAAAAGTATTTCAAAGTCAACTTCTACGCCGATAAAACTTTCCTACGTCATTAAAACCCATACGTTCGTAAAATTTTCCCGTTCTTTCTGCTGTAATTCCAGTAGAAACGCCCAGGCTAATAACTTTAGCGCCTTTTGCTTTTGCCCATTTTTCATAAGCTTTCAGCAATCTCATTGCTGCGCTAGTTCCTCTGTAAAAGGGCGTAACGTACAGTGTTAAATCAGACGCCAGCAAATCCTTGCCAAACCAATGCTCACAAACCAAACCGACAAAAAGGCCAGCAATGTCGCCGTTTTTATCTACTGCAACAAAGCCGCAGAAATTGTCCTGCTCAATTTGCTGCCAAACGGAAAACATTTTGTTTTTGTCAAAGTCCAAGTCACTAAAATACCCTTCTTGGTGCAATTGCATTCCAAGAACAGTACAAACGCCTACATCTTCGGGGCGCATTTCTCTAACAATCAAAGTCCTTGCTGCTTAGAATACATTTCCCAATTACGGCGCACCATAGCCGTATATTCAGCGTTTTCACCAAATCTGGGATCAGCTTGCATTTCCCTAATGCCATCGCGGGTTAAAGGCTTGCTTTGCTGGCTTGTTTGAATATCGTCAGGCGCAAATCCACGATCTGCGTTTTTATTCATTATATATTCAAAAAATTCGACGCCACTTGCGTCCGTCATAATATTGGACACTTTTTCAAAATGCTTTTCGTCAACATTGGCAGATACCCATTTGTTGACTTTTTCAATTCTGGTTTCTGCATTTTTGCCCAGCTTTTCAACTTCTGCGTCAAAACTGGTTTGTGTTTTTGCGTAAACGTCAGAAATCAGGCTTTTAAAAGCATCTTCTCCAACATTGTTGGTTTTGGCCCATTCTCGTAAAGTTTGATCTACTTCTTCTGGCGGTGACTGAAATCCTTCGGGATACGCATAGTCATCAAGGCTTTCTGGTACGCCCAAAGATTTAGCGTAATCTGACGCAGCTTCCGCTTTGACTTCTTCACGCAAATCATCTGTTTTCTTTGAATATGCCCCGTATAATTCGTTATACGCTTTGGCTTGATCTTCGGGCGAATTGAATTTCTCCAATAACCAATCTGGACGTGCGTTATCTGCCGATGCGGGTGCTTCCGTATCGGGCTGGAACATCGACCCAGTATCCTGTGATGTTTCTTCTGATGTAGTGGCAGCTTCTTCAGTCATTTAGTTTCCTTTAGGGTTCGTTCTTAATCTGCGAATAATAGCCTGTGCTTTGGGCGAAATGTGGTTCATTGCGTTTACATGCCTAGTAACGCTTGTAGGTAGAATAGGATTAGTTGCTGGCACTGGCGGTAAATGAGAACCAAGGCTATGAAGATTACCTTTAGCTTTTCGTCCTTTGGGCGTTTTGTCCTGCATTTTATCTGCCTTTTGGTTTTGTTTTACGTCTGTAATCAAGAATACCAGCTAGACGCCTCATGCCTTCTTGCATCCTTAATTCTGCATCTGTGCAGGACGGGTGCATAACGGCATTAATAGATATGGATTTAATGTAATCCATAAGAGCATCGCCATCGTCGGTATTCAGTACGTTTCGGCAGAGTATGTTTATTTGTTCTTCAGCTTTCTGAGGACGCCCGTAACCGTCAATAGAGTTTTCAGCCAGTGACCGAACTTCCTCGATTTTTCGTTTTACAGCGTGGTTATTCAATAACCTGTACCGCCGCCTTTGCCGCCTTTTTTAGTTGGCTTTTTTTTCATTTCTTTTTCCCATAGTTTTCTGACCATTTATCCAAAGCTGCACGACGATTATGATATTCCCCCACTGTAAATTTATGAGGATCTCCTGCTTTAAGGCTTTCAACTGTCGGCGCATTTTTTTGAAGGTTTGAATACATTTTACCGTGTTGGTTCATGAAGTTTCTGCCTTCAGACGAAAAATAAG